ATGTCTTTGAGCGAATACCAGCCGTCGTTCCAGTCAGTAGGTTTGGTGACTGGGCAATCAAAGAAAATCGTTGGTTGTCGTATCGGCGAACAATCTGAACCCAAACCCCGCTGTAAGTAGTTCCAGCTGTTGACCCGATGTACATCTGCACAGAGTTTATTGTGCAGTCGCGTTTTATGCGGGCCGGGTGCCATTGAGAAAAGTAGAATCTCACGCTATCGGGAGTTGCCCCAGGAGAAAGATCGGCGGTTGTTCCCATTGACGCCCAAGAACCATTAACCCGAACCGGAGCCGTGTTTGTGCGCGCCACCGGAATAGACTGCTTCGCCCCGTAGTACACCAGACGATTCGCTGCCGTCTGCGTCGAATACTTCGTAAGGGAATCCGCGTGACCCTGCACCAGAATGTTCAATGCGCCCTGCGTCGAATACTGCGTGGGACTGAACGCCCCCACTAACGTGTTGGTCGCGGCCTGGAACGACATAACCGCCGCGTAGGCAGCGCCCGCCACCAGCAACCCAATCCCTGCTAGCCCAATCTTTCTTTTCAACGTCACAGCCTTCCCTCCGTGGTTACGAACCTTAAGGTATCGTACCACGCTTTTTATGACTCAACCTTGACGCGCTTGCCGGAGGCGTCTTTGGCGACCGGCTCCTTACGCATGACTTCGGCCTTGTCGAACGCATCTTCACACAGTCTCCAACCGAGTTTCTTCTTCTTGTCCACCTCATCGGGTGGGATGAATACGCGCTGAACACGAAGGACAAGCGGGCGCTGATAGCCCTTCTGCGCTTCTCCCCAATAGTGGGTGTCTCGCTCCATCAGCACCATCTTCTGCTCAACGATCTTCTTTTTCGTATGCGTTCCCCATTCGTCGGGCGTCTCAATTCGGACCGCCTGAATGGATGTATTCTCGCCTCTCGCCATGATTTCCTTCCTGTAAGTTAGGCGGGGGATTGCTCCCCCGCCCCCACGAAACTACTTCGTGATTTCAACCAACCAGGTATTGGTCGTGGTCGAAGTACCCTTCGCACCTTCCCAATCAGCCCAGTAGGTCATGTTCATTTCAACCGCACGATTGGCACTGTTCCAGTCGATGTCCAAGAGCAATTCCTGGGTATCGCCCGTCACCGGGTGCTGCAACCGCTTGAAGCCGTACGCAAGCGCGGCATTCTTCGAGAACATCATGCAACGATAAGTCGTCGAAGAGACGATCTGGTCGCTCTGGTAGACCTCACAGTCGATGATCTTCACAAGGAAGCCACCGTTCTGCGTGCCACGAGAGATGATGCTCTCCGTGCCGATCTTGCTGGCATTCACAACCAACTCGTCGACCAAGAGGTCAGGCGTGTAGGTCGGGTGAACCACCAGGCAAAACGGCTTCGGAGCGTTCTGCGTCCAAAGCAACGCCTGGCCCGCAACGATGCTATTCGCATACGTCAAGGCACCACCCGTTGCAATTTCATGGTCAGGAGCCGACGCCGGAGCTTCGGTGTAGAGAGCCGCAAAGCCCGCGTCGTGATCCTGCGCCAAGCCCAAACCAGCCTCGCGAACGATCAGGTCCTGCAACGACATCTGCGTGGACTGAATCACGTTAATCGGCACAATCACGTCACAGACGCGAAGGGCCGGGGTCAATGTACGAGCGTTCGTGTTGAACGCCTGTTCCGTCGGTGGCGTAATCGCCGCTGCCGGAGTAAACGAACCGAACGTCAACGCACCCGCCTGCGGAATCGCGTAGTCATCGCCGGGACCGGTCAGGTCCAAACGACGAGCCAGAGGCATGAACACCTCTTGGCGAGCCGACGTGGCAACCACATCCGGCGTGATAATCGCCGGGATAAGTTCCTGTACGCCAGCAGAGTCATTAATCGTAGAAGCAGTATTGCGAGCCATTTAACCGTACCTCTTATGTAATCCCGATTATCCGTTTCTCTCGGTATGCGGCTGTCATTTCGGCCTTCTGCTCGTCGTACTCCTTGAGCTTTCCAAGCGTCGGCAAGTTCTGCCACATCTGGAATTGCTCCTTGGTGTACGTCCGCGCTCCACCGTTTCCTGGTGAGCCGCCACCGGCGAACGAACCGGGCTTCGATTGCCCGAGAAACGAAATGACCGACCGGGCCTGTTGTATCTGGTCCTCAATCGGCACGGACTCGTTCAACACCAACATCCCACGGTGTTCCTGCGGAATCTTGGTGACCAACTCGTCACGTTCGGTCGTAAGGCGCTGCTCAAGAGAATCTAGCCGCTTGAGCCGTGGCCCATACCGTTCCGTCACCAGCTGGTCGAGTCGTTTCTCGTCGTCTGTCTTGTGCTGGTCGGTTAAATCTTGGAGTTGCTTCTGCAGCGCGGTCACGCGATCTTTCTCGCGGTTCCGTTCGGCCACAACACCCTCGAACCGATCCATCGGCACTACTGCGGGCTTATCGTTGCCCGTACCCGTCGCTTGTTTTTCGCTCTGCGTAGGCGACCCACTTACGGCAGTGGTTCCGTCCGTTTTCGGCTCGTCAGCCATTCGTTACCTCTTTGATCGCTCTCCCGAGCGGTTGCTAATGGACACTTCTCCTGGAATCTGAAACTGCCCTGTGTAGTTCTCCCCGAAGTCATCCCGAATCCCCCGACTCGAGTTGCCGGGACAGATATGCGGGTCCAGAATGCGAGCGGCCGCTTCCGCGACATCCGGTGTCCGACGAGGTAGGCCGGGGATCTTGCGCCACTTTCTAACGTCCCATGCGCGACTCATATCATCGCCCCCACTTCTTCCATCGTGAGATGGTCGCTGTTCTTGTAGCCCTTCTGCTTCTTCTTCGTCCCATCACTGACGTACGAGATACGAAGGTTTTCAGGGTAGATGGGCTCGTCAGCGTTTCGACAATGCCACTTGGCTTTCTCTCTGCCGTCCTGGTCGCACAAGTAAAAGGGCCTGCTTATTGGCCGGTTGTGCGAGTCCATCACGCGCAATTGCATACGTCCTGGGCATCTACCATTCACACAGGGGATAAACATCTTCGCGCGGTAGCTCACTTGATAACCCCCGCGCCTGGAAGAATGATCCGCTTAGGGACAGCGCCCTGGACGTAGATCGAGAAGGTAGAATCTTGGGCTAGAAAGTGGAACGCGCGCGTGAGTTCTAGGTTTTCCTCGAGCGCATGGCCCAAGGCATTCAAGACGCGCTGCATGTTGTCTTTGTATTCGGGCCGTTCGTTTTCACATCGAACGGCAATGCGTAGCTTGGAAGGCTCTTCGGTGCTTGCTGCCCCCGCCACTCCACCCGTCGTCCCCACGTCCACCCTCACAACCTCCACCCTTCAACTCACACCCAAACTCACGAATACGCGCACTCGCGTTTACCGTCAAGGTAATTCTATTTTTTCAGCAACCTTCTTGGCGATGATTCCACCTATGCCGTATTCGTATCCCGGCTCGTCTTTAAGCTCTACCACCAGGAACCTATCAACGGTGGTGTCAACCTTCATGGTTTCTGATACCTCACAAACAACAGCCAAGCCGCGCTTGTATGTAACCGTCAGTGTGTCGCCAGCCCTTATGTGGGTTGGCGTTACTTCTTTATCTCGAATGATCTCGATTCCCATCACGCCGCCTTTCTTGCCATCCGTTCGAGCTCCGCGTGCGTCTTGTTCAAAGCTGATGCGGGAACCTTAGTTCCCCGCTCAATCTCGCGCTCCGTTGCCAAGTCCTCAACAAACGGAAGTAGCCTGTGGATGCAGTTGGGATGGAACGGTGGTCCATTGTCTATGTCTGATAACGCCGGGTACTTCTCCGATGTTCCGCTGATGCTAAATATCTGACCCTCGAAGAACGAACAGCCATCATCGGCACCGTGAGAACTAACCATCACCAAATCATTCCCCGCTTCGAGGTTTCGCATGATGGTTCCCGCGGAATGCGCTTCGGCCATCTTGGTTCTGGCGACGAGTTCAGAGTAGGCGTCTAATGCGTAATGCCGCCCGTTTATAATCACTGGCCCCTCTCCGAACTCGTCTACCAGCACTTGCCGTATCTGCTCGCTTACTGCGGTCCCGGCCTTGCCTTCGATGGTGCCAAGTGCGACTTCTCGCGTTACCTGCTTGTCGATCGCGGCTTCGAGTTGCGTTGACCGGATGAGCCGTTGCGTGGACTGGATGATACGCGCCTGGCCTATCTCCAATTCCGTCTGCATGGACCTCACAAGGGCCTCAACCGCTTCCCGGTGAATCCCCGGCTTTATGTCTGTTTCGACATCAAAGCCGATGTCGGTTAGCCCCTGCGTCGCTTCCCGAACACCCTTCATGTACTGCTTGGGGATGTTCTTCGCTATCCACACATCCGCTTGTGCGTCTAACTCTCCAAGGATTTCAGTAACCTCTTGGAGTAGAAGCCTAGACCGACGAGCCTCGCTACTTAGTTTCCGCGCGTCTTTGACAAGGCGACGTTGGGCCGTCTCGCGTAGGTCCTTCGCAGCCTGGCGGTAGAGTTTCACCAACTCCGATACGTCTGGCTCCATCTCGCGATGTAGGAATCTATGCGCGATTGCCATGCCTGTTCGTGTGCCTTCCAGAACTTTCAACTAGCCTCGGTGTAATCGGATGCCAACGTCGCGGCCGGAATAATTACGATGCCAGAACCGCACTGGGCAACCGCATCGCCATCGGCAACGACCTTACCGCCCACATAGAGCGTTTCTGCGTGAAACTTAACGTCGCGTCCGTTACAGAACCCGATGATGGACCCCGCGTTCGATGGGTCCACATAAACCCATGCGTCAACCGACAGCACATCCCTAACTAGGTCATGGGCCGCAATTCTCCCGCCATACACGGGGGGTTCATCGTCCGTCATGGTAAACCCATCACCGACGTTGTAATGATCGTCCCCGATGGTCATGTGGCTATGGTCAAAACTGATCGTCTCGTAGCTGCCTAGAAGCGCTGCGATGGCGTCGATGTTCGACCCGTCCCAGACCACAATAGCCCCGATGCCCGTAGGGAGTTTGTAATACCGTGTTCCAGCCATTGTTATTCCTTCCCAACATTCACGTTAATGGGTGACCTTCCGCTTGTGCCAACCCCACCCTTGGCTACAATCATGTCCTTCGCGCGTTCGTCCTCTTTTTCCTGCTCGCCTTCGATTTCCTTGATCTTCTTGTCGGCGGCTTCTTCGTCGACGTCGTCCACTTCCATGATCGCGCCCTTTTGGGATTCGATCTGCGCGTTGAGTTTCCGCTCCGCAATCTCAATGGCCTCGAGCATGTCTTGAGGTAGTCCATCGGCCCACTTGACACCGACCTCTATCGGCTCCATGCCTTCGATCTGTTGCGCTAGATCTATGACGCGCTTAATCGCATCGGTGTAGTAAATACGCTTTCGGTTGACCTTCGCCAATGTACGCACCAAGAGAATCTTGAGTGCCCGTCCAGATAGGTCCCCGCCGAACTCGCCGCGGTTCAAGAGTTGTGGAGCCGTTTCGGTCACGATGGACAGCATCTGCATGTATCCGTCGATGAGTTTTAGATTATCCTCGATGTGCCCGTCCCACGTGATGTACTGCGGCATCTCGCCGTTTGGTCCAGCCTGGACGACGGACAAGCGCTCCTTGTCGATACCGGAGCCCGATAGCGGATTGTATGGGCGCGTTCCAGGTTGAATCCCCTTCTCCGATCGGAACAAGTCAACCGGGAGCCCAAGTATCGGGTCAGCGTGTCTCGTTAGGATTCGGTTGCTTTGCGTAAGCCTAGCGTCAATTCCCGCGAACAGAGATTCAACGCCCCAAAACTCGCTCTTGCCGTGGTAGTCCTCTGCGCCCCGGAAGTTGGGAACGTGAACCACGAGCAGTTCGTCAACGCCAGTTTTAATCTCTGGGGCTGGAACGTCATCGCCGTAGATCGCGCGCCATTCGGAATCCGTAGCCGGTCGTTTGACTTCCTGGCCCTGCATCAGGAATAGCTCGTTGTGAACGAAGCCTTCCTCATGCCGAACCACGCGAAGAAATACTTTCCCGTTGTTAGCTTTGGTCCACCCGAACTCGTGCCGAATCTCAACGCGGTTGTCATCGGGGTCCAAGGTCGGCACCCATGTGCTAACCGGCCTCGAGCGTATGCGGCACAAGCCCTCGTCGTCCCGCTCAGGGATAAACACGCCATCGCCATAGGTGTTGGTGTCCAACGCTGATTCGTACATCAGCATGTGCATCTTGTTGCGGTCCCAAATCTCCTGGACCTTCTTCTTGGCTTCCTCGTCCACGTCGTCGTCAAACGTGAGTTCCAGCTCTTCGCCAAAGAGAAAGTCCGCAGGGACCGTGACGATGTTCTTCGCAATGTTCGCCGTGATCCAGAGCGGATATGTACTTGGGACGTACTGCGAGAAGATCGCTTCGTGGTCGCCCGACCAGATGGACTTGTTTTTCTTGTACTCTTGGAAGCGTGTGTTTGCCTCTGGGCTTGGCCATTGCGGTGGCATGGTCGCAGGCTTCGCCGGGCGCTTGAACAGCTGCTTGATACTAAAGGCCATGTATCTAGTCCTCGTTGTATTCCATCGGGGCCGCACCTGTGAGTTGTGCTGCGCCTTGTAGGGCCAGCATTGCGCTAATCGCTAGGTCGTCGTGGCATCCCTCGCGCTCGGGTGCGCCGAACTGCTGAACCGTCTCCCGCCCATCGTCGGTTAGCAGATATTCCAGTTCCTCAAGTTCCTGAACGAGCTTGGGCGTTACCAACCCTATCTCCCCGTCGCGAAGTGCGCGTTCCATCTCGCCGCGCATGATGCGCTTGGTCCCCTCTGTTGTCGGGAAGCCAATCTCCATCCGCTGCTTGCCCGTCTTGTCGCGGTGTCGATGGCGGTACATTCCCGGCGTTCCCATCTCACGAAGCGTCTTGAGTACCAAGGCACCCACGTTGCGCTCGACGACGCACATCCCCTGCATCTGCACGACAGCCTCGTTCACGAACTCCGCAAAGACTTCTTCCGGCCAGTGTCCCCAGATCGGCGGGCACGCTTCCCACCACATGCCGTCTTTCCATCCGAAACAGACCGCCGCTTGGAAGTCGCCGCCTTCCCTACCGCTCGCGGTGTCAACACCCCAGAGGTAGTATGGGCACCCGTCTCCGGCGTACTTGCCGCCAGTTCTTTGGGACGCCTCGAGGATGTGTTGGGCGTTGAACACGGCCTTCTCGTTGGCGAGCCACATTTCTTGATCGTTGGATGGGTAGACTTCGACGAAGTTCTTAAGGCTTCGTCGCTTGAGTTCCATGTCCTCGGGCGTGTACCACTCGGGAACGTCAAGGATACCGGCGAAGAACGGGGTGAACCCGTTCCAGGCGGGATCGGTGTGTGGAAGTTTGGCTCTGGTGTACTTGAGGTATGCGTCACTGCCTTTGCCGTGGGCGTTGAAGTCGATGGTGAATCGAGTTCTTGTGCTGCCTGGCGGCTGCGATCCGAATAGTCCTGCGAATACATCGTCTGCTCGTTCCCAGTCGGAGTATTCGGTAGCGTAAACGTCGTCATTGCGGTCAGACTGTCCAACGCCTTTTCCTCCGCTGGTGTCAACGTGAATCGCGGAATGAATGGTTCCAAATTCGTAACCGGCAATACGGTCCCCCGTCGGCTTAACCAGGTAGTAATGCGGGTCCTCGCCAATCTCTCGGAAGGACGCAACGGCGGTTTCATACAGGAGCTTGACGGTTTTGTTGAGTTCTTCGGCGGTCGCTTGGCGGTGCGCGACGATACGGAAGGTATGACCCGTTGTGAAAAGCGTTCGATGCAATCCGAGTCCCACCCGCTCTGTGCTAAATCCCCACTTGCGGCACTTGCCGACAACGTCTCGTTGCACTCCGGGCTTGAGCCAGATTTCGTTAGCGTATCGGTGTTGCGCGGGGTTGAATCGAAACGGAACCAGGATGCCACCTTGCTGGCTATCCTTGACCTTACAGAACTTGGTGAGGAAGAAAACAGGGTCCGTAGCGACACGGTGAAATAACTCCTCACGAGTCTTTGGGGTTGAAGTTGGCGCTATTGAGCCGGTTGATTCGATCTTCGAGAGCGTCGGCGTTTGAGTTCGCCGTGACGTTGTTGACAATCCGCACCCCACCCATCCCCACGTTCAGGCCCTGGAAGAATAGCTTTGCGTCCTCTCGGGCCTCGCGGCCTTCGCCTACAAACGCCAGCGCGCCATACTTCTGCAACAGGCGCACATGCAGGCTCTCGTTCGTTTCACGGATTACCGCGGTTCGCTCGGCTATGGCCTGTGCGACGTGTGGCAAGCGAGCGATTTTGTAGGCCGACTGCCGCGTATAGCCTGCGGATTCTCCGGCCTTGGCGATGGACGGTTCGACGAAATACGCTTCGACGAATGCAAGTTGCTGTGGGTTAAGTTCTTGGAGTTTTTCGGAAGTCCTAACCACCCGTCGTCCACCCTTCCCAAAGTTTTCTGGATGCTGTGCCGCGCGTCATCCACGACACCATTCCCTGCACAGGGCCCCAGTCCCCGGCACAGCACCCGAGTTCACGTTTAAGTTACGGTAACTGTGGTGTCAAGATGTTTGTTACCGATTTCTGTTTCGAGGTGTTGCATGAAGCGATCCCACCAGGCTTTGTTATCCCCTGTGAATACGCTTGCTTTGTGATCGGCCCATGTGGATTCGACGGCCTTGGTGACTTCGCCGTTGTGTTGCGTGACGGCTTGGAGTGCGTGGACGTGGTAGTGCTTCCAGTCCACACCGAGGTCTGCGCAGAGTTTCTTAGCGCGCGTGATGGTGACTTGTTCTTGTGCGTCTCGTTCGATTCGGACGGGGCCCTGTTTTGCGATGACGCTCGACGCGTAGGCGGTGAGTGACTTCACTTCACCGGCCTGGTACTTCGCGGTGATGGTTCGTAACGACTCGGTGATTTGCGCGGGAGACTTGTTCGTGCATGCGGTCTCGAGACGTTCGCGGTCGTCGGTGGTGAGTCTGGTGCCGCAAAGTTTCTCGATGCTCGCGATCACCTCCTCATGCTCCTGGTGGGCCAAATCCCCCTCCTCAAGTGAAGAGGGATTCATCATTCCTCTTTCAGGAATCAGAGAATCAGGATTCAGAGCGTCTATGGCACTACCTTGGTTGTGCTCTGGCACCACCTTGGTTGTGCTTGGTTGTCCTATATAATGAGGGGGAATGACGCTTGGCTTCTCATGCGCGTGTGGCCTCTGGTGCTTAGAGAAGTTGTTGACCTGAATATAGGACACACCATCAACCTGGTAGCGGGTGATAAATTCCTTGCCACACAGCAAGCCGAGAAGGTTATCCACGTCGGTTTGTGGGTCGTGTGGGAACACTCGAGCGCGGATTTGCTTCGGTCTATCCTCAAGCCGACCATCCCTATCCGCGCAACACCAGAGCCCAATAAAAAGGTAGCGAGCCAACACCGGCAGCTCGGCCAACACTTCATTCTCAAACAACGATGGCTTTACGTTTCTGGCTCTCACGTCGTCCTCCCTACCCAACCAATTCATAG